GTCGTCATCTACGCTGTCATCGATTCTTGCGCTCGCCTTGATTTGTGCAAGGGTCGCATAACCATTCGTGATTGCCATGTGTCTATTCTACTCTCGCTCGCTGCTTCAGAATCGTGGTGCTTATCTGGTCGGTGTAGGGAATGTAACACAAGCCTATGCCGTGCTGGTCGAGCCAGTCTTGGTCGAACTGCATTTGTGCATAGTAGTCCTTCCTGGCCCAGTCCGAACCAATAACTATCAGGTCGGGATTCGCCTGGATAATTGAGGGCTTGCTATCTGCTCCGTGCGTGTTTGCCACCACTTTGTCAACGTATCGGCAGGCTTCGAGGACTGCCTTGCGTTGGTTGTAGCTCATGATTGGGGCCTGGCCTTTGTAGGCGGCTATAAATTCGTCCGTGTTTAGTGCGACTGTTACGTGTCCCATCTCGCTGCAACGTCTCAAGAAGTTGACATGTCCGCTGTGGAACAGGTCGAACGTGCCGCCGGTGTAGACCCTTACTCCCATGAGTTTTCCCTGCGCCTTTTGAGCGACCACGGTCTTGACTTCAGCTCGCGAGCGGCGACCTTGTCTTTGTATAGTTTCATGTTGCGCTGAAAGGTAACGGAGTTCTTTTGGGCAAACCCCGACTTTAAGGTTGAGCTATTGTCGTGATTTACTATCGCCTGGATGGTGTTGAACCTTACGCCTAGTTCTCGCATGCGCCATTCGTAGTCGTCATCGTCAAAGTAGAGCGGGTGAAAGTTTTCATCCCAAAGTCCGGCATCCTCGACGGAGCTTGCTGTCGGGATCACACAACTCCATGCCGGCGTAATGTGAACAAAGTTGAATGCGCCTAGCTCGACCTCATCGGCTATGACTTCTAGTTGTCCTGGCTCAAACCAGCAGTCGTCATTGGCAATCACCCAATACGGAGCGTGCGGGGTTGATTTGATTATCAGGTTCCATGCACCGTTTGCACCCAACCCATAGGGCACTTGAATCAGCCAGAGGTTTTTGATGTTGTCGTTTACTTTTGGTTGCCACTCTCGCTTGCCCGAGTTGTCAATAATGACTGCGTTTTCCACGGGGTAGTCGATGGAATCAAGGAGGCGCTGCGCCAGGTCAAATCGTGTAAGCGTTGCAAAACCTAGAACTGGAATCATAGGTTTGCTTCCAAGTAAGGCATCCAGTATTTTTTCCAGACGTTTTCCACCTCGAACTGCTTAGCAAACTTGACCGCTTGCAGTGATGTTCCTCGGCTGTCTTTGTATGACTCTTTGAGTGCGCTGATAAGCGAAGGCACTAGCGGTATCTGAAAGAAGCTGAGCTGAGCTTCGTCCCAGAACGGCTGCCCCTCGACGAGGTAGGAATCTTCACCTAGCACGTCTGGCGTTGCCGTCCAGTTAGAACCTATGACTCGTGTGCCACACATCTGGGCTTCGACTGCCGGCACCCCAAACCCTTCACCATACGAAGCGTGCAGGAGCACGTCCATCGTCGAGTAAAGTGCTGCCATTTCTTCGTCTGGGTATCCGTATCGCATCTGCACCGGATCTGGGAAAAGCACACGGTCAAGGCTCAAGCCCAACGCTTTTATCAAGTTCACCAATCCAAACCCGCCATGATGTTTGCCTGGCTCCGTGTGTATGTAGAGGTAGGCATCTGGGTGGTCTTTTGAGAACATGGTGAAAGCTAGGAGCTGTTCTGCGAATGCTTTCCGGTGGATGCTTCCGTTTGCTTTGTTTGCTGCAACCATCCCAACTAAGAAGGCATCTTCTGGTATGCCAATGAAGTCACGAGTTTTCATGCCTCGAATGGTGTCTGTTGGTTTATAGACCTGTCCATCCACGGCGTGCGGGATGTAGGTGCTGTCGATTTCGAACTTCTCAAATTGGGCCTGACCAAAGGGAGACATCGCTATGGTTTTGACATTAGGCTTCTCCGCCCATTGACGAACCTTTGGCGGTAGCGTGATGTGGTCTACCGGTGTCCATGACCAGAACTGCAAGTCGTCGAGTCCAGGCTGGTCTATAAATACCCACGCATCGTAAAGGGTCAGAACGGCATTGGGGATGTTTCTACCAGCTAAGTGCTGCTTATGGTGTGTAGGGATAATGTCTCCAGAATAAAGAGTCACTCCCCTGGGGTAGTGTGGCACGTCACCATACGGAGTTGAGTGCGTGCTCATGCCAGCTTCTAGTCCGTAATTGCTCAGAATTGCTGGATCGAGGCCGGCCCTTTTGAGTCGCTCAACCAGCAGTTTGACCTGGACTCCATATCCGGTCGGAGCTGTGGGGCTGTTGCTGGCTATCGAAATTGCGCCAGTTAGTTGCTTGTAGGTTGACATTTAGTTAGTCTATAAAGAAACCCCCCGCGCCAACCTACAAACGCGGGGGGTTTCGCTTATCTCAAGGACTAGCTTGCGCCACCCTTGAAGTACTTGACGTGACTTGAGTGTGTCAAATCACCGTCAACTCTGATGAGGAATCTCCACGTAGTCAGGTCGGTGTTGAAGGCGTAATCCTGTGAGGATGCCACCTGCAGACCACCTGCGGTGCGAACCTTGTAGCTGTTCAGGTCTCCAGCGAGAACTGACTTGGCACCGGTACCGGTGTCTGGGACGTGTGGGTTCTCCACTACTCGAACACCTGCGAAGGTGTCAGGCTGACCTACGCCGACCTGGTAGAGGTAGTTTCCAGCTGTGTCCTTCAGCTTGCGGATTGCACCGATGGTGGAACCGTTCGCCATGATGCCCATTCCTGGGAGGCGACGTACTGCTCCGTCTAGGGAGTAGATGAGGTCTATCAGAGAGTCCGCAGTTGGGACGCCCGACAAGCCAGTGCCGCCGGTCACGCCGGAACCTGCTGCGGTGACGATACCGTTTGGCTTGGATGAACCATCTCCGTTGGTTAGCGCATCGCCGATTCCGTAACCGATTCCGTTACCTGCTTGCTGGGCCAGGTGCGATGCTAGGTCGAAGCCTGCATCTGCCACTAGCTCGTTTGCTGCCTGGATTAGGAAGCCATACTTGTAGGCACCAAGAGTGATGCTTGAGTATGTTGGCTCCGAAGCTGCAACGGTTCCAGCTGCAGCGACAAGTGTTGCGGTGCTGTAAGCATTGAGAACAGGAATGGTCAAGTCCTCGCCACTTGCGGTTGCAATTACCTGTGAGGTCTCCAGCATTGGAGAGGTCAGGCGTGCGACATCAAATACCTCATCGTAGAACGACTTTGGCACGGTGTCGGTTGAAGGTGCTAGTGCAGCACGCTTCTCAAAGGTGTAGTCACGCATCTCACCGGTAGCAATGCTACGCAGAATCTCAGCGGCACCACGTTCCTCTGAAACGGATGGGATGAATCCCTTGGCTGCTACTGCTGCCTCCATTTTGCGTGACTCGTTGCGCTCAGCAACGGCGATTGTTTCATCGGCCTTACGAATGTCAGCTTCGATGCGGTCGATTTTCTCAAGCTCTGCAGCGTCTAGTCCACGACCCTCTGTCTCAGCTCCGTCGATTACCTCACGGATCTGCTCAGTCAGATTTGCGCGGAGTTCCTGCTGAGCCTTTACGAACTCAGACATGTTGTCTCCCTAGTTAGTTGTTTACAAATGTGTTAGTGGCGTTAACGCTCAACTGGACGGCAGAGTTGACTCTTATCCGCTACGTAAATTCTAACGCACCGGTTGTAAGCCGTTTCTATAACGCAGGAAACCCCCGCCCCTGCCTGTAACAAGGAAAGGGCGAGGGACGGGGGTGGTCTTTAAGGTAGGTCTAGAACCCAGTCAGGAATTTGAACTTGCTTTATCGCCTTACTGAAAATTATCCAGTCTGGCACTACATATCTTCCTACTTTTTCAAAGAACTCAAATTCGTTTTCTAGTTTTGGGATGGCGTTGAACATGTCTGCTAGAAATTCGTCTATCTCATACATGGCACATGTTGAGCCATCTTCTTTTTGGATTTCTAGAGAGCGGATGTGGGCAGTTGCTTTTTCGATGAATTCTGCGCTGGTCATTTTTTTCACCTTTCTTTACTTGCTGATGATGTAGTCGCCGTGATTCCAGTATGTAACCGTGAACCCGTTGGCTTCCAATTCTGAAATCACTAATGGCAGTTGAGTTGCCTTCGCATCTTCGATGTGCTTGTAGCCCTGTGTCTGGTAGCTCATAATGACCTCGTCGCTTAGTGTCTTGCGAATCCAGAGGCCAGTGAACTGAATGCCAGTTGAAGTTCTGACCGGCAATTTTCTAACAATCTTGCGAGCTGCGTTTGCGGTTTCCCTTGCGGTGATCTGTGCGGTGGTGGTGGCCATTTGCCTCCCCTTTCCTTGTGTTAGTTACAAGTTACTCCCACAGGGCAGGGCAAATCCAGCAAACCTGGTCGATGTTATCTAAGTGTTACAACTCGTTATCTTGGCAAAAAAGACCCCCGCTGGCGAAAGAAAACGAAAGACCAACGGGGGGAAACGCTTTTCTACTTGGCGACTACCTAGTCTCAGCCGGCTTGGTTACTCGCGTTTCTTTTACTGGCCGCTCATGTGGCGTGCCATCCTGCACCTTGCCATCGCCATCGCCGTCTTTGGCTTTGACGTTGTAAGGAGTCTTAGAGTCCAAGCTAACGATTGCCTCAGCCCACTTGTCGGCCAGGCCCACGATTGCTCCGCTGGTTGGATTGCCTGCCACATCCAGGATCACGTTTTTAATCTGCTCAAAAGTTGCCATTAGATACCCTTCATCAATAGTTCGAGCTTTTTCTTTTTGAGGTTCAACATTGAGAGGTCTGGCTCTGGTGCTGCCTCTACCTCTGGTTCTTGCTCCGGTGCGAGCTGGTTGATTACCCGACTTAGCATTTCTGCTTCATCGCTTGAGATGTTTTGTCCGTCCTCAATCTTAAGGAGGGCATCTGCTAATGCATCGGCATCCACTTCGGCTGCACGTGCAATCTTGTCAAGTCCACGGACGGCAACGGTTCCAGCGGTTGCGGTGTAGGCTGGCCAACTAACCAGGCTAACCTCTAGCAATCTGACGGAGTTGAGCGTGCGCTCCGTGCCTTCCTCATTCCAAGTGTCGCCACCTTGGGGGACGGAAAATCCGAAGCTCATGCTGTCTATGTCGGATCTGCGTAGAAGCTCTGCCGTGTCTCTGCCTCGACTGGTGTTTGGCAGGGTAGCCTCGACGCGCAGTCCTCGGTCATCTTCTTGGAGAGTAAGCGTTCCGGCTCTGGTCGAACCTAGAATTTCTCCGGCATCGTGGTTCCACAGGAACTTGATGTCATTGCGTGAGCGAAGGCTTCGTTTGAATGCCCCGCGCTGAATCTTTTCCCTGAATGGTAGTGGCTCTGACCAGCTCTCAAAAACTGCAGCGTAACCGGTAAAGGTCATGCCATCGCCATCTTCGCGCACCTCAATTTCGGTCGGGTTAGTGCGTGTTTCGATTTTGCTCAAAGCTTCGCCTTTCGCTCTGCCTTCATTCTCTGCTTCTATTCTAGCTACCACGCCTTCGGCGTAAGAGAGTGCCCGTTGCGCTGCACGCTTGCTTGGCCCTGAACCCCAGAGCAAATGGGCAACTACACCAGCACTTGGATAATCATCCGACCCAGGTCGGGCGGAGGGACTGTCCAAATCAGAAAGGTGACGAGCAATCCAAGCCCGCAACCTAACCCATTTGTCAGCAGTGACAGAACCCCGCGCCATCGCACGAGCTTCACGAATCGTTCTATCAACCAACCCACCGCCACCGAGACCTTCCTCGTAGTAGCGCAACCCTTGACGGGCTGCTGCTCGCATGTAGGCTGGGGGCTTTAGGTTTACTTGCCTTGTTTCTTCGGTGCAGGTTTCGCAGTCACCGGTGCAACCTTCGCAGGTGTCTCTGGCTTCTGAGTTGTCGATGGTATCAGAGTTTTGTTCGGTATAAGAACCACCTGGCTCTATCCCTTCCGCTAATGAGACGGCAACCATTTGGTCGACCGCATCTTGTCTCGAAGTGTGGCATCCCAAAAGTTCGCCATCTGATTTCACTACAGCGTATCCCTCGCAGTCAGGGTGCTGTCCTTCGTCTGTCACAAAATAAGGCATTAGTCCTGCTTTATACACATAACATGAAGGATCGAGCCTTCCGTATCGGAAATCGCCCACAGGTCGGTTCCTGGGTCGAGGTCAATTTTTAGGGTTTCGTCTGAGTGAATGTGCATCCCATTATTTACGGTTACTCCGGCGTTGCCAATGAAAACTTCATCGGATTGTGCGTGCTCGGCATTGTGAACCCATATCGTTTGAGGCATGCTATCGGCCGCGCATACTTTTGTTGCTATCGCTGTTCCAAGCGTGTGGTGCGAAGTGGTCAGTGGCATTTAGACCTCATACTCGCTAGTGGGATCTGCGGGGTTCAGGTTTTGCAAGCCTTGAAGCTGGACGCTTGGCACGCCGGTGTGTGCCATTCCAGGCAAGCCCATCGCCTGGAGAACTTCGGCTGGGTCGTAACCTGCAAGGACTAGCTTTTGCGCCATGGTGACTCGCTTGTCTGTTGCGACAAGGTCTGCTGCATCTACGTTGATGTTTGCCAGCGGAACCCTAACGCTGTTAGCTGTGGGGTCGTCTACCGGTGTCAAATCTTCCAGCCTGCGGACATCGTTGATTGTCAAGAAGCCCGACTGCAACCCAACGCTGTAGGCGTTCATTCGACTGTTGATGTCTGCTCGAAGCAAGCCGTCGAGGTTGAACTTTATGAATGCTGTTTCTCCGCCTGGCTCACGAGAAAGCAGCGGGGTGAATGCCGTTTCGAGCTTTTGAACAATTGGACGGAGGCAATGGGTAACAAAGGCGAGATTGTTTTGCTCGACGGAGCTGTAGGTGTTCGTTCCTGGCAAGTTGAGCAGGTTGCTTGGCACTCTGAATGCTCTAGCAATATCCTCGATTGCCATCCGGCGTGAATCAATGAACTGAGCTTTATCGTTTTCGACTGAGGTCTGGACGTATTTTGCCCCACCGGAAATGACTGCGGTGCGGTGCGCTCGACCCCAGCCCTTGTGCCTTGCATCAAAACCTTCCTGAAGTTGCTTTGCCTGCTCTGCGGTGAGGTTGCCTGGATACTCAATCAATCCCGACGTGTGAGTTCCACTTCCAAAGAACTTCGCTGCGTAGCTTTCAAGCGCCATTGCAAGTCCCCAGTTGGTCTTGAGAGCATCCACCCTGGAAACGCCGCGAATGTGGCCTGGCCTCACAATGTCTGGGATGAAGATAACTTCCTCGCCTGAAAGCATTCTGTCTTCGCCCTCAACCTCAAACATAACCCTGCCCACGCCATTGCGCTTGATGTGGACTTTGTGGGGGTTGAGAACATTGAGGTTCACGACCTGACCGTTGCCATTCGAAAATACTCGAACGAATGCATTCCCGTCTAAAAGCAAAGACACAATAACGGAACCCCAGAAGGCTTCCTTGGTAGTGTCAACGTCTGGACGGCTCAGCCAAACTGGACGAGGGCGAAATGCGAACCGGCTTCCGTCTCGACGGATAAAGCTGTCGACCGGAAGGCTTGCAATGGTGTCGCTGATGAGGCTTACTGCTCCGTAAATCGCATTTAGCTGGAAAGAGCTTTCGCTGTCCACCTTGGTTGCCGACAGCGATTGCAGCGTGTTGAAGTCATCGCCTGCTCCCCATATGGTCTGGAAGCTGATAGACCGTCTGCTAAATCTGTCGAAAATTCCCAAAACTTACCGCCTATATGAAAACTTGAGGCACTACCTGTTCTTCTATTCTACTGCTGGCTCTGTCGTAAGCCATAAGGAGGGCAATCGCCAAGTCAATTTTGAGCCGTGGATTGCGGTAGTCCTTGGTGATGCGTGCTCCACGCTGGCTGTCTACTTTTAGTATGCAGTTCTCCATATGTCGAGCCAATGCTGCATCTCCATTGTGCTTGAGCTTGTCGTTCATGATTGCTTCGAAGAGCTTTGAGGTTGCCGGCACGGTGCGACTAATGGTGTTCGGGTATTCGACTACGACAAGGCCAGCCTCACTCCATTGGAACATTTCGTCTTGCCAATAGGTCGGGTCGCAGACGATTTCTCTGCAGTTTGGGTTGGCCAAGAAGTAGTCAATAACGGTCTTGCTTACTTCTGCTTTGTCGACTATCCATGAGTCGTCATCAACCGTGAAGTCTTTTTCCCAATGTGCTACTCGAAATGCTCGAAAGTGGTCATTCTCGGATCGGGGCAGAATGACTGCCACTAGTGCTGTACTGTCGTTCTTCCATGAGCCGTCAAACCCTAGAACGTATTCATCGTCTGGTTGCAGCTCAAATTCTTCCTCTAGTGATTCCCAGACTCCCGCCGGTAGCCAGGCGTTTTTTGCATTGACCCATTGGTTGGTTCGTTTGATTTTGAACTCTGGTTCTGGGGTTCTTCGAACCGCCGATTCAAAATCCTCAGGGGAGCAGATGTCGCCGTATCCTGGATTGGCTATCTCCCATGTTCTCGGATCACGGTGGTCTGCTTCTGGGTCGGCTTCCCACCATGCCATGAAGAATGTTGGGTCGTCCGTTTCCCCCTGAGCTATCTTTTTGCCATAGTTGTAGAGGTTGAAGGCAATGCTCGACTCACCGGTCTGGTCGCTGCGCTTTCCTGCTGTGGTAATTGCTATCAGGGTTGAGGCTTTGCCTCGGCTACCCATCGCCAAACTCATGACATCGAAAAGTTCACGGTTTGGTTGGGCATGAAGTTCATCGAAAATCGTCGCGCTCGGATTGAGTCCTTCCTTGGAATAAGCCTCTGCCGATAGCACCCTGTAAACCGAACCGGAGCTTGGCATCTCAATGGCATCCCTGTATAGTCTGGTCAGTCCGCTCAGCTCTGGGCTAGCTTCTATCATTCGCTTAGCATCTGCGAAAACAATTCGCGCCTGTTCTTTTTCCGCTGCGACTGAGTAAACCTCTGCACCTCGCGCTCCCAGAATCAGGCTGTATAAGCCAAAAATTGACCCTAGGGCGGACTTTCCATTCTTCCTGGGCATCCCGACTAGGCTGATGCGATTTCGATACCCTGTTGAGTCGCCTGCGAAAATGTGACGCACTAATTCCTTTTGCCAATCTCGCAGCACGAGCGGCTCGCCGGCTTTACCGGCAATCGAGTCTTTGGTTACTATTCCAAATGCCTCAGCAAAATCTCCAACGACTTCGCCTTCTCCACCGTCGAGGTATCTGTCCTCAATCGGGGTTAGCCATCTGGGGGGCCAGGAGTTAGCCATTGCGTAGTGCCTTTTTCTCCATCAGTTCTTCGAGCTTTGTCTGCGCTTTGACCTCTGCCACGCCCAGCTTGCTTCGATCTGCTGGTGTGAATCCGAGCAGACTTAGGTTGCTTACTATCAACCGGTCAAGCTCTCGAAGCCCACGCCTCAATCTGGCATCTTCCGTTTGCATTACCTTTACTCGAAGGTTCCAGCGTTCATCAACCATTTCGCATGT